ACCAAACACATTGCCTGTAAAAATAAGTTGGTAGTTGGGTGCAAGGCCAGCTGTGGTATCAGCAGTTAAAATATAACTTGCACCATCTGTACTTAATACATTAACTGTTGTTTGGCCGTATAATGCTGTGGTAGATTTATATACTTTTGATCTGTAAACAACTAATGTGTTTGCAATATATGAATCATTTATGCTCCAAGTTCCGTAAGAGTTAACTGACAAATAATAAATTGGGCTCCAATAAGCCAAATTACTAGCCGGTGGAGTATTTGCTGGAACATTACTTAGTGCTTGCCAGTAAATTGTGGTAAGACCGGCACCGGTTGAAACAATAAGGCCAGGGCCGTATATGTTAGCAGTGTTGTATGTGCCTAAATAATCTGTTACAGCATATCCGGCCAAAGGACTTCCACTAGCCATCCAGGTGCCGTCTGCTGAAAATGCTATTGACGTTGCTATCACTGTAGCAGGATTTGGATTAGTTATAATTGTGTAAGTTGAAGCAGTAGTCGTTGCAGTTGCTTGTTGACTGATTGTGATACTAACACCGTTTACTACTGACACCACAAGAGTATCATAAGGAACTCCCGGGCCATCGACAAATCCACCTATCATGGAAGAATTTGCGCTAGACATAATTACCGTTGTACTACCAAGTACTGTATTACCTATTGTTAATGCCACTACATTTGTTGCAATAAACGGAGACGGAACAACTTGTCGTTGTACCCACGGAGTCACTGTTCCTACTTTATCATAAGTTATTAACTCGCCAAAACTTGAACCAACCGCGGCCAGTGTTCCTTTATTGTTTACAGCAATGGTGTTACCAAAGCGTAATTGATTTTGTGGCGACGAGTTGTTTACATCTGATATTGTATAGATAGGATTAAACATCCAGCTAGCCCATTTACCATTACCGCTATTGTCTGTCCATATTAATTCGCCGGGTGTAAGTTTTGTGGTAAGAACAGAATCTAATGTATCAATACTGCTGGTGCGCTGACTGACTAGAGCATAAACCACCAATTCGCTACTTTGTTTGAACGGACTTGGAAATCCAGAAATGTTTGCCGCAACTGTAAATGAGTTTAATTCTACACTAATTATTTGATAAAAACCTTTTAATTTTTCTACTTGATCGAGCCCTATCCAAGATCCTGCTACGAATCCAGTCAAATCTTCTGCGGTGATTGTCAAAGTTTTTGCAGTGGTATTATAAGTGACATTGGTCACAGTCATGTGTATATCGGTATATCGATATAAATTCCAGCTGGGGCCTTCAAAAGATACCCAAATATATGCACCTTCGTTAATTGTAGCAATGTCCAAGGCAGCAATTTCTGGCAAGTATCCAAGACTTATAGATACTTCCGTTGAATTAACATAACCTGCACTACGCAAGAAAGGTTTATAATTTGTTAATACCGGCCAAGGCTTTGTATCGTAACCCAATGGCTTTAAATATACATCCGTAGATTTCTGCTGTATAATAAAAGTACTATTAAGGTTAACATCTGGGGTAGTTACTAATTGGAATCCTTGAGGATTTAATCTAAACAACCCTTCGTCTAATGTAAATTCAATATTTTCAAATGCTCTACTAGCACCATACTGCCCGGCACGTACCGCCCACTCTTCGTAAAATTTAAGACTTTCTTTACTGTCAGAACTTAATACATCAAATAATTTATTAAGGCTATTTTGTGTACCTTTCTCACGAATCATACCTTGGAAGAATTTAAATTCACTCACATTATCTTGAATAATGTTATTAAGGTATTGACGCTTTTGATAACCAATTAAATGGTGCGCCATAGTTTGTTGAGCACCATCAAAATTGTCACTATCGAGACTGTAGAAATCAGTAAACTGACTTGCTTTATAAGTCCAATTAGGAATTAATTGAGGTGTTGGTTTCTTTGTTAGCTGTACCCAACTATTTGGATTAAATTTTTCTGTTCCAGGCAATGCAGATAATGCACTGTAATAGAACCCTTGGTTATTTACAATGTCTCCCAAGGAGTAATCTTGCCATATTTGCCATTGTTTAATATTAGCTTGGTCAAATATAAAACCTGGAACATCTAATCCGCCGTACCAGTCAACACTGACATGGCCTGATACTTTAACACGTTCTTGTCTATACCCACTTTCTGGGTTATACACCACATCGTTAAAAATTGTAGTGTTATCTATAGTAACAACATGTTCATTTTGTATTAGATAAAAACTTGCACCATATATACCATCGGTTGTACGTGGGCTATAACTTACAATATTATTTTCTCTATAGCTATCTAAGAATAAGGGTGCCAACGGGGTGCCGTCAACTTTAAATATTTCATATTCATAAAACTGGTTAGCAATATTATCTACTACAGCTAGAGGAGTATTAAATGTTAATTTGTTTGCACTTGGGCTTAGACTGATAACACTACTACCAATATTGCTTAATCCGTCTAATTTAGTATACTTGTTTGGATCAAATATATTAGTTGCGGCTAAGTTATACAATGCACTGTAATAATCTCCGTTGTATCTAACAACAGTTCCGTATACAACAGGCTCGTTAGGTGTCCAGTCGGCCCATTTGTCTGTTCCTGAATTCCAGTTTTGTGTAGTCCAGAATAAAAATTCTCTAGCACTATTTTCCCAGTTAGCAACAGCATTTAGATTACTATTGAAATCGTCAAATACAAATCCTTGGTCTTTTAACCATTCGCCATATCCTTGCAAGAAATCAACCACTTCTTGGATTTTTGCAAATTCTGTGCCGTAAGGAACAACAACTGGTTTACTTCTATCCCATAATTTTCTTAAAACAGCATCGGCACCGCCTACTACTGGTAACTCTCCCAGTGAAGCAAATGATGATGGATCAAATGATGTTCCAGCAGTCATGGTCGATAGTACTCGATAATATCGGTTACTATATAATACAACTGAATTGGCAACATATTGTTGTCCAGGTGTCCAGGTTGTATAACTTTCACTAATGCCGCCAACGTTAATTTTTTGTCCAGTTTGTAAGTACGGGTAATATTTAAAATAAGGTTGTGTAGTACTATAACCTTTAACTTCGTATCCATCTTGTAGTCTAGTAATAATAACTCCACTATAAGTTATTTTTTTAATAGGACTAGAAGTATTAATATTAATGTGATAATTCTCTTGTGGAATAAACACGCTGCCGGTACTTAACGGAGTTTTACTGTCTAGCAATAAATTAAATTGTTCTTTACTAGTAAATGCGCCAACGCGATAACTAATCTGACTTGTTAATGTATCTAAGTCTGTGGCGTATTGATTGTAATCTCTAATATTATTACTAAACACAAAGTTTAAAATATGATCTACAATATAATTAATCAATCCAGCAGTCTGCACACGGGTTGCACTTGAATAAATGCTAGGCAATACAATATCCGTTGGACGTACTCGCAAGTTAGTATTTGCATAGATTAATTGTCCAGCAAGGTTACGTTTGATATTAGATCTATCTAGTAATAATCCAAAAGTTTTTGCAGGACTTAACAATATAGCAGATATAATTACGCTAAATGGATAATGGCTACTACGACGCCATGCCGCTTCTACTGGGCTGACATCTCCGAATACAAATCCTCCACCAACTGTAGGAGTAATTGGTCCAGAAACTAATCCAGAATCTATAGGACTCAACAACGTTCCGTCGCTGTTAACTGGAATATGCTTCATTAAAAACGGTTTAACATACTTGCTTAGTTTAACTGCGGGTACACCAGGCTCACGAACCATACCGTCACTAATATCTTGCCACATTGGAAGATTATCACCTGTATATGGTCCGGCGCCGTATACTGTAGACCACCACGATGGCTCAATACTGAATCCTAACATTTCCCAAGGACACAAATTAGGACGGTCAGTATCTAATAACCAACGATAAATTCCTCTCCAGTAACCTGGAATTGGTTTACCATCGGGACCTACTGAGTCAGAATAGTTGTATGTAAACGAATTTCTTATATCATAGCTTAACGGTTTAGTAAAATCTCTTCCTGCTAAACTAGTCCATTTATAGAAATTTGGAGCCAGGACTTCATTAAACTCAGATAGGCTGTAATCTGTTGTTCTATTATATCCAGGAACTATATCAGTAACATCAAAAATACTAGTGTCGTATTGAACTTTGATATTATTATAAATTCTTTTTTCTAATTCTAAAATTAATTCATCTCGTTGATCGCCGTAGGCCAAGACCTGACTGCCATCGTGTCCTTGAATCATCACACGAGGTGTTACTAAGGATGTATCTGTATAAATTTTTGGAACAAACTTTGGCCATATGCCTAGTTTTGTTGGAGTTGCTGGGACAAAACATCCGTCAGTACTATCATATTCTCTAGTGGTAATTATATCGCCGGTTTTCAGATTAACTGATTTGTCAATTACAATAAAGCCAGTATCAAGTAATACATAATCTTGTCCGTAAATTAGTTGTACATTGTTCAAATACACACCTACAGCATCATTGCTTAATTTTGTTAAGACAAACGGCTTGCTTAAAGGATATTGTTTAATTCTGTAATCAACAACATTAAGGTCTGTTACAGTACATGCACCGTAAGGAACCATATCACTAAAATAATAAGGACTAGTTTTTGGTTTGTCTTTATTAATTTTTTGCAATACTAAATTTGTAATTGTAATAGTGTCGCCGTCGACTCCCAAATTGCTAGCAATCTTAATGAAGTTTCTTTTAAAACTATTATAATCATCTCTAGCTTGTTCTACGCTTCGGATAACATTATTAGATTCGCTAGTAGTATGATAAATTGCAAGACTCATCGGGCCGCTGTGCTGTACAAATTTTGTACCGTACTGCGTTACGTTACCCAAATCTCTTAAATTACCAATACCTGGAAATACACCCACAAATGTAGTATCTAAATTATCCACTATCGAATTTACATGGTCAGTTACTTCGCCTAAGGTGAAATCGCCCATGATATTATTCAACGGATTATTTTGTAAGTTAACAGGAATTTCGTAATATCCAGTACTATTAACTGGCTGTGCCGAAAAAGCTCGGATGGTCAAAACATCGCTTAGTGCAATATCTGTTTTTAATTGTACTTGCTTGTAAGACGGTGTATCAATTAATGTCCACATTGTTGGATCTAGTCTGTGACCATTAATATAAATTCTAACGACTAGATCGTTTAGATTTGTGATATCATCAAAAATATCTAGATTAAAATAATTTGTAATTCCAGAATTTTTATAAATTCTAATGGCAGCTTGTGTATTTGGTGCTGTGCAAAGTTGCCAACCGTTTTTATAAATTAATTTTCCGGCAAATGTTTGACTTACAAGATACCCTACATTAATTGCTTGAGATAATAATGCTGTTCCTTGTTTATATTGGAACGTGTCTGTAGCTAGGGTAAAATTAAAAACAATATCACCAATATTACTAATATTTCTATAGCTTAACGGGAATCCTAACGCACTGTCTTTGGTACCAGATCCAATTTTATAAGAAAATAAACTTGTTCCTATAAATGTTGAACCATTATAAACAGTAGTGTCACCGTAACTTATACCGTTTTCATCTACTACATCAAATAAAGGTGGCTGATTTACTGTGGTCTTTAACTGCCCGCGAATCCATGCTGTGCCGTTATACCAAAATGCTTTGCCCTGGTGATTGGTTCCAAACTTAATTAATGCTACTTGATTCAACGTAGGAGAAGATATTTCTACTAAATGTATTTGTCTACTTCCATTATTAAGGTGTAACACGTTAACAAATGTAACTTGGAAAACTTTGTTTTTAACTAGTGAGTCATTATCAGCAGTAAAGATAATTCGTTGACCTTCAGCTAGTGACACACCGTCAACACTGTATGCAAACGATCCTTCAACAGTACTAAATGCATCTGTTGTATAATCGTCGAGGACATCAACGTCAGGGATAGCAGTAGTACCAAAATTTGCAAGTTTTAAATCTGAATTAAATTCTATAATAGGTCGAATAGCTCTTGCAGTTTGATCTAAATTAACTGGATTGCCATTGTACAATGAACTAGCGGCAATAACATCTTTATGGAACCAACGATTGTAACGACTCCAGTTGTTTGCATCGTTACTACCTCTATCAATAACGATATAGTCTGACTGTCCAGCATAACCCGTGGCATCACTAAACGGTTGTGTATCAAATTTATCACTGTCAAACGGAATTGTTTTTTCCTCAGTATAAGGATTGATAATTTCTAATCTAGTACTAGCAATTAATTTAATTGCAACGCCCACACCTTCTACATAAAATTCTCCGGAAGCATATTCAGTAGGTGTAACATTGCCTACAAAAGCCAATTTCATTCCGTTACTTAACTGTGTGCCATTAGACAACTTATAATGTTTTTTGCCTAGTAATTCGTTTTCAACATCGATATAAGTATCTGCTGTAATACTCAATACTTGTATTGCTCCACCTAGTTGTAGGTCAGACTCGCTTTGATAAAATAGCAAAGTTGGAGCATCTAACGGAACTGTAAATGTCACAGTTCCAACTTCAACACCATAGTTGTCAATTGTATCAACAATATATCGGTCAGCTTGACCCGGAGTACGTGCTGTCTTAATGCTGAATGGATTGCCTGGACTATTAATTTCAAATGTATAAGTTTGGCCGCGATATAATTTCAATACAGGATTACGAGTAAACCCGTTAGGTGTAAACAAATATTCGTTGTTACTTAACTCTCGTTCAATAGTAACAGTGTATGTACTAGTAATTGCTTTTTGCTGGCCTTGTAATCTAATAGTATCAGGCCCATAAGGAACCCAGTAATAATTTTGAAAGTTAACAAACTTATCCCAGTCAACATGCGGATCCCAGCTATAAAATTCTTGTTTGTTTAATCTAGCATGATTCGCGGTGTTGCCGCCAAAGGTACTAACTTGATTAATATAATCAATATAATCTTTGAAAAATGTTTGATTGCCAATACTATCTGTTATAGTTATGGCTGGCTCTAACTGATAATCCTGTCGTACTCTGTCACTAGCTTCAAGGTAGATATCTGTACCAGTAGAAGATTTTGCATTCTCCCGGCCAATGAACCCGTTGATTTTTTTAATACTACCTGGTTGATATAACTGATCTAGTGTGGCTTGTAAGAATTTTTTATTAGAATCTGACTGATAAAATTTAGGAAGAAAGTTTACAGTAAGATTTGTATTGCCTAATGGATTGTTTTTATTTGCTGCCATTAGTTACTCCAAAGGTTGCACTAGTTATGTTTTGACTTGTTACTACAGACGACAACCCACTGCCTGTAACTGTTCTTGAATTGTCGCTGGTTAATCCAGCTACTACTTTAATATCTGCGCCAGTAGCACAGCTAATTAATATCTGATTACTTGGGCATTTTATTTCAAATAATGCACCAAAATATAAATTGCCTTGCTTAGGAACAATAACAAAGTTAGTAATATCTGGAGTAAGTTGATTCATTACGTAAGTCGATAGTTCAGTAAAATAAAATGTATCGCCAAAGTTCCAGTTATCTAATGCAAAGAATCTATTAAGTGCCGCAATGATTCTTGCAATAATATCGTTATCGCTAGCTGTGCTAGAAGGATTCTTCACAACGTTAAATGTAGCTTGTAAATTATCCGGAGCTTGTGGGCCAAATAATAACAAATAACTTACTGGATGGTAAACAATTTCATCTGAAATAGATTTGATTAAATTTAAATTAGGTGCTAGCAAACTATTAAGTTCACTACTACTTGGACTCATTGGCTCTTTGACGTTCGCGCCAGCAAGCCATTGTCTAAATTGTGTATCATAATCTACTGTCAATACATATACATCCATGATGTTACTAGCGCCTGGATCTATACGACTATCGTAATCTGCGTTATGAATGTATTGGAATTTTAAATTATCTCTTCCAACATAAACTTTATAATCTAAACTAGCATTTAATGTACTAGTAGCGGCATCATACTTCTTAACAACTGCTTTATCTACAAAATAAAAGTACTGGCCGTCGGTATACTGAGTTAAACTTCCTACCGATCCTTGAGTTGCAAGTATCTTTACAACATCTTTTGCATTACTTACATAACGATAATCTTCCTGGCCTTGGCTGATTAGATATTTTTGTTGTACAATATATTTTGTTAGCGGACTTATATCAGGGGCCACGATATCTAAAAATAGTTGAGGATTATCAACTATTCCGTTGTTCAATGTATCTGCAAACGCCACCACAATTTTACTAGAATCAACATAACCGTCTTGTCCAGTAAATGCGCTGATAATTTGCCAGTTAAGATCAGTTGTAAATGGCATTGTACTATCAGGACGAGGATTAATACTTAATATTTTTAAACTGTCTAATATAGTAGTACTAGAAACAGTGTCATAAACTTTTAATGCACTGTCAAAGTAAAACGATACTGCTTTATCACTTTCAAATATGTAACGCAATAATCGGGTGTTTACTGTATAGTATTCGTTGTTAGTAGTAAACAATAATAACCAACTTGAATCTTGCTGAGTATTAGTTGTGTCGCCTTGATAACCTAAACTAAATCCACTAGTGGTATTTAAATTAGTCTCAAAAACAATTTGCCAACTTTGTGTAATTGCATCGTATCTTAAACCAAATGGCTTGTTATTAAAGATCAAATCAATCATAGTAGTAACTACTGTTGATCCGATAGTCGAACTAAATTGCGGAATAATTTGGCTAACGATTGCTCTAGTTGGAATTATTTCATTTAATGTAACTACACCAAATTGGCCGCCATTAATTGTTGTTTTACCTGTGTTGTTTTCGCCATCGCCTAGGCCATCGCCGACAATGTTGGCAACTTGTGCCCACAGATAAGTAACACCGCCAAACGGTAATACACCAGTTGCTGGTATTGTCATCAGAGCATTTTGATGTGTAGTATCAAAGTATCGGCCTTCTGGTGCAAGGAATTTAACAAGTGCTCCTGAAGTAAAATATTTCAAGTCAGTGCTTGTATAACTAGATAATTTCTTAGGAATTAAACTTGAATCGCCAATATATCCAGTACTACTATTGCTATCAGTTGTGACATTAACCCACTGGATTGCTAAACTTTCAGAAATGTAATTGATGTAATTTGCATAATAAAAATTACGCAAATTAGGATCATTCAATATAGGAAAAATTGTATTATAGATAATTCCTTCCACATCAGTCTTAGTCATGTAGGAAAAGTTTGTACTAGACGTAAACAAGTCTTGATACACAACTCCGTCGTCTGCAAACAAATTAGTACTGCTATATTTTCCAGTTGGATCTGTTAAATCAAAATAACGACTAATACCGCTACTTGTTCTGTTAATACTCTTTACCTTGGCAACTTTTTGAGTAATACTCAATGGACTAATACTGTAGTCCTCGCCGGTTACCATACGATTTTGTGTATAGTATGTCTGGGGAGCATTTGCTTTAATATTTGCATTGGTTTCAGTAGCACTGGCATTTGACACACTGTTTACTAAACTTAATGTCACTGTTAATGTTTCAGCTTGTCCTTTACTACTGGTGTAAGGAATTGAGATTGCTACATTTAAAATGTCGCTTGGATTAATTGAATATGTTAAACCGTTACTGATTCGATAGTAGCTTCTAAAATCGCCTAAAGGTAAATCTCCAAATGTACCGTCAGAAAAACTTAAACTAATTGCATCTCCTGCACGAGTAATTACACTATAGATAGTTTTAATATTTTTACTCAAGCTATTATAGATAATATTATTACCCGTTAATGCTGGAACTTGTGTCCACAATGTATCTTCTAAACCTGTGCTTTGATTTAAACTGTACAACCACACATCATTATTGTTAATGTTTTGTGTGTTGATATCAATAGTCTGATTACTGCTAGGTTGAGTAACACTAAATGCACCTTGATTTAAATTACCTTGTGTAAAATTTAAAAAGAAACCAGTGTTAGTACTGCCAGCACCGTAGCCATCATCTTTGTAAATGAAGGCTAAATGATTTCCTATTTTAGGAGGCTCTTCGTATATTACAGTTTTATCAGCAAATGTTGTGCTGGTAATTTCAAAATTCATACTGCGGCCAGCAACTGATTTAGTAAAACCATAAACAGGAATGTCTTTATTTCTAGCATTGAATCTATACTGACTTGTAGAAATATTATAAATTTTAGCCTGATCAACTGGATTACCAAATTGTTGTGTAGTTGGTAATGCGGCATTCATAATTTTAATAAACTGGTCATACCAGTTAGCATTGCTTGGATCGTTCCAAGTAATTACCTGACCAGCAAGATTAATACCATTGCTGTCTAATACATTTTCTGTAGTTTGTATTGTACTGAATTTCAACAGACCTTTAGCTGGCACATTTCTACTAGCATTGTAACCAATCATTCGGCTTAAACGTAGTACGCTATCACGGCGCTCTGCTAGTTCAAGGAAGTTTTCACGAGCATTTAAATCAACACGGAAAGCTATGCTTTGGCCCACGAACGCAATAAGATCGATTAGGGCAAGGTATTCGCTAGACTCGATATAATCGTTAAAATCTTCCGGAAAATTCGTACGGATATAGTCAATCATCGTACGGCGTAAGTTTTCAAAGTCGTAGCTTTGGAAGTCAGCGTTCTTAAATGATTGATAAATTTTCTGCCAGTCTTCTGAAACTAACAGGTTATTTTGTCTATCCGTTGAGCTCATAATGTATCCTAATAAGTGTATTTATTAGATAAAAATATGTGCGTAGTTTATTGGGTGAGCAAGCCGTTTGCTTGATCAAACTTCAATTGCAGGTCTTGGCTAATGTTATAGGGCAAGTAAGTTAGTGTGCATTGTATTTGCAAACCAGTGTCGTAGGGTGTTACAAGTACGTTGCCGGCTTGTATTCTAGGATCATAGTTTAAAATTTGATTAACATTTTGCAGTATGAGATCTTTAATTTGATCTGTTAATGGTTCAAAAATCAAGTCCCAAATGATACAACCAAAGTTAGGTTGCATAAGTCTTTCGCCCTGTCGTATATTAAAATGATTAAGCAAATCTTGTTTGATCAATTCAAAATCGTAAAGAATAAAGTTTTGTGTATTGGGATTAATTGTACTAAATCCTCTGTACATCTGCGGTGTAGCCACTGTCGGATTAGGACGGGCTGGTAGTGTTATTTTATCGTATAAATCTGTAGCCATTATTGCTCCTCTTCTTCAGCTCCCTGTACTTTGTTAAAAGTATCAGTCGTTGTTGTATATGTTTGAAATGCTGTAGGTACAGTTCCTGCACTACCAGAATCTCGATCAGTCATGTCTGGTTTAAAACTTTCAGGATCTAGATTTTCGTGATGAGGATATGGTTCAGTTGACGGAACTCTCAGCATTATAGTTTCAATTGTTGCACCCTCTACTTCTGTCGGTAGTTCAAATGTGCTTAGTACTTCTGCAGATTCGGCCGCAGATGCTACTCCTGAATTAAGATTGATATTGCCGCCGTCAATTGCAGTGTTGGACGCTTTGATATGAGTATCACCACCGGATGTAAACTTATTAGTAGCGCCACTATTGATATCTAGCGCACCCGAAGTTGTTATTTTTGTGGCAGCGCCTGAAATAATTTCAGTGTCATCTCCACTTTCGGTATGTATTTTGCTTGCGGCTTTGACATTAAAATTCCTACCAGCTTCCATATTAATATCTCTATCAGCGTAAAAATTAATATCATTTGCAGTATGCACACTTATACTGTCTTCAGCATATATGTCAATCTTACCGTCGCTAGTAAGTTCTATCCAAGATGTTCCACGACTATTAGTAATGTAAATTAAATCTTCGCTGGTATGCAATAATATCTGATGACCAGTTCGTGTTCTTAAACGAATAAGTTCGTTATGCGGAATAGTCACATCACCGTCTGTTTCTTTTTGCAATACACTGGCATATTCTGGCGGACCATCTTTTGCTGGTTTCTTACGAAGAAATTTATCATCTCCATCGTCCATAACAAATGTGCTGCCGCCCAGACGACCTACAAATGCATTTGGAATTTTATAATCTTCCTTGCCTACTGCTCCTCTAGGACTGCCAGGTCTTTTATCAACAGGGCCCGGGGTGCTCCATCCAAACACCATACTGGGTATATCTCTGCGAGCACTACTGGTGGTAAGTCCTCGAATATCGTCTTTTAGCAGTCCTTGTGATTCTAATGCATCTGCCAAAGGATGGCGAGGTTTTTTATTCTTGGTAGTATCTGTAGCTGTTACTGAATTTATTTGTTTGTTATACTCGGCTACTGGCATCCTATCAGTTTCGTCTACTACACTTTCAGTAGCGGCAATTCCAGGAACCATAAAGTTCATGCCCTCGTCTTGAACACACCCCATCCAGTAACCACGTTTAGGATCGCCGTCAATAAAGATAACAACAACAGTAGTCCCCACATCCGGAGGAACTGCCCAAAAGCCATAACTTTTTTGAGTGTTATTATAGTTGTTAGGATCTTCTCTAACAAAGTCTGCACTAGTGACTCCGTAAAACGGACTCATATACTTTACTTGGTGTAACTGTCCAGAGTCACCGGTGTTACCAGTAGGTCGTAATATTTCAACTTGTAGCATACCCATATAGGTACTGTCCATATGACTAACCACACGGGCTAGGAACGGACCGGGACGTGGTTCTGCTCCTTGGGCACTGATTTTTGTTTGGTCGTTTGACATTAGGTTCCTGATTCTTCTGTATCTGAATCTGTATTAGATTCTTCAGTTACTGTTCTAGTTGTTGATGGCAAATCTTCTGACGACGGCTCATCTGTATACTCTTGTGTTGGGCGGCGAAAGCCTGTCAATACCTGCGTAAATTTACCTTCGGCAAATTTGCTCTTAATAGTCTGTACACAATATAGTCCGCTAAACTGTGTAACAGGTGCTGTTTTGCTAATTCCGCCAAAGTTATATAAACCAGTACTTTGATTAATATCTATAGGAGTTCTAAAATTAACTAAAATATCAACTTCTCCACTTTCATAATTCACAGTGCCATCGGTATTTAAGTTACTGGTAGCTTGCTCGCTAGTATAATTTCCTGTGCCGCTTTGTGCAATAAAGTACGGATCGCCAATAATTTCCATTTCTAAATTATACATATCAAATGGATTATTAAGTGCTTGATTAAACAACTTGGCCGCACGTTGCGCTTCACCTTCTTGGCCGCCGCCGCCTCTACGATCTTGACCGGTCAGTGTGTTGGTCCATTTTAAAATTGTAGGAACAATTCCAGGTTCTTTTGAAATTGGTTTGCCGTTCGGCATGAATCTAACATTTTCTTTTTTGTCTGGCTCTTGTGCGCCGGTCTGGTTAGCTGTAACTTTATCTTGAGTTTTAGTTAATCCATCGGCACCCATAATGTATACAAAGCCATTAACAAACTTAATATCAAATTTTATAATATCTACATTATGCCCTGTATAGATATATTCATATTTTTTAACTGCTTGCTCTTTTAAATTTTCAAATCCTGGAGCTTTGACACCTGGAGGTAATAATCTGCTGGCGTGGGCTTTGTATGGTACTACTTGATACACAATTAATCTAGGTTTTAATCCGGTATTGTTTTGTGTTTCACCTATGGTATAGACTTTATGGCTGATACGATACCATTCTCTAAAACCATCAGGTGTTATTTTGCTACTATCAAGTGTTGTGTTTACAAAATTGCTTTGGAGTATAACTTGGTTAATTGCCGCCGGAATACTAGTATCTTGGCTAAATCGCATTTCAGTACTAGTACCATCTATTACAAGTTTACCAGGGTTGAACACACCAGTCTTTGCATCATACATATCATGATCTTTACCGAACGACGGATCACCTTTGCGCTTTTCGTCAAATCCTAAACTGGCTTGTCCTATGACATTGGCACTATCTGGATCTTGTACTAGTGTTTGATTAGTTTTACTACGAGATACGCCTAACGAACTGTACAAACTTGCCGCATTTGGAGAATCAGTAACAGACTCGGTGGCCGCACTATTTGTATTTTCAGTATTGTCGTCACTTTGACTGCCGTCTGCACTACTCGCAGGATCTGACGGAAACAATATCAAATACTCGTCTGCCTTATCTACGATTCCCTGCTTCTCCATTTCTTTCATACGTTGATTAAGAACTTTCTGCAAACTATTTTCACCGGACTGCAAAATTTCCTGTACAGTAGAACCCACTGCCGAACTGTCGCTCTTGGTATTAGCAACATCGTCTGTTAACGCTAACTGGTTCCAAGGCATGGCACTACATCTGTACACACTGCCTTTTTCGCTTGCAGTCATTTGTAAGTCTACAAAACTAAATGGTATTTGTCTACTAGTGTTAGGAATGCTTTTTATTAATCCAGTTTCAGTATTTCCACGAAAATCAATAGTAAGTACAAAAGGGCATTCGCGCCAGTTGTCCCAACCGTTGTCTTGTGCGCCTTGTTGTAACGCCAACATGAACAATCCCATGCTATATGGCTCAATTACATCAAAACTAAAATTCATCACGTTAGTGTTATTACAGCCTTGCTCCCAACCAATAACACTATTCAGTTCAACATTATTAATGAAAAAATCAAATTTACCGTAAACTGTGTTTACCCTGTTGCTAGGATCAGCATTGGCATCTTTGCAAATCAATGGAATACGCTTGCCGGCTTTGTAAGTTTTGTCTGGATAATTTAAATCTTCTTCTGTAAGTATTCCTATCCCCAACACATACGTATAACTGGCATAGGCAAATAATGGATTTTTAAGAGGCAGCGATTGCCCGGCGGCTAGTCCTTTAAGAAAATTGCCAAGCCCGCTAAGAGCACCAGAGATACTGCTAAATGCTGAACTTAGTCCACCAATAGGCCCGGTTGATACAAACGTGTTTACAGCTTTACCAACACTGCTGATTGTTTGTGTGGCCGAATCTATCGCACCAGATAATCCATCTAAACTCATTTTATAGTCCTAGCACAATTTTTAAACTGCTACCTTTAGGTATATATATCTGCGCACCAGGAACAAAATCCAAAATAGGATCTTGTATAACATCTAAGTTTCGTTGCATAAAAACCCACCACAGATTTTGTTCTCCGTATAAGTCATAAGCTAATAAATCAGGACGATATGTGTACTGTGGTTCTATTGTGTAGAGGAAATCATCCACGTCTGCACTTACTGGTCTAATAGACAAAATGCCAAGATAGTTCTTTTTTATTTTCGTAGTAAACCAAGGACTAGTATTAGAATAGTTAGTTTTCATAGTTAGATATATCCAAAACTATTGTTGAGATATCCGCCAGTAACAAATCTATCAAGACTAAAATTACGAGCACTATTTCTGCTGTATATAGGTTGTAGTGTTATACTATATGTACTTTTAGTAGGTACATGGGCAACACCGCCACTTGCTGTGCCACCAATACCGAAAGAACCTAATAAACCTGCCACTTGGCCGACGCCGCCAGCAATGGCACTAACGCCGTTTAATATTCCGCCAATGCCTTGTGATCCACCTATTAAGCCAGCGCCCACACTAGCTAATCCTCCTAGACTATCTGCAACGCCTTGTATCTCACCGGCGGCGCTACCAACTACATTACATCCAATATAGTCGCAATCGTTAGGCATTGTTATGCTCATCTTAGTTACAACCACTGGTACATTTTTAAACACAAAATTTCCATAAGCATTAAAGAAGATAACTGGAGGAGGATTTCCGGCCTTAGAATCATTTCCAGCAAACATTTTGGTAAGACTTCTTAAATAATGCACCATGGCAATCCAGTAAAGTCCCTGTGTAGCATCTTCAACATACATAGGACCTTCAATTTGTATATGTCCAGGATCACTATTTTTAAATGCTTGAAATTGATAGTTTGTGTGTACAGTATCAATTGGTTGATAGCTTGCGCTACTTGCAATTGTAATTTTAGGAGTATATGGTAAAATTAAGCCGCCGGCATCTTTTAATGGTTTTAAAACAGGACTGCTTTTGAAACTAGTCCAGTTGGCCAAACTTAGTCTGGCACGCCAATCGTTAGCATTAGCATCACCGCCAAATGTAGCTACTGCGCTCAGTATATCGCCAACTGCTTCTCCGGCCGCTGGTAAATTAACTGCTCTTAAAGCTGCCGCAACATTTCCGCCACCATCGCTGGAATATGCGGTGCTGATAGCCGCAGACATGTTAGTTGCCGTTCTAATAGCACTAGTACCTGCTCCTAGCAAGTTGGCTGAGCCGCTTAGTGTGTCTAGTAATCCCATGGTCTTATTCCTATTTTGGTATAGTATTTAGTTGACTTTTTAATGTGCGTAGTTTATAATAACTTATAAGAGGACTCTTCAAGGATGACAGCAAAAGTAAATTACCTAAACAACAAGGATATGTTGTTAGAAATACATAGATCAAAAACTTCATATTGTAGTTTTACCGATCCAAAGTATCATCAATATGATATCATTTTACCCAGTGTAGATAAAATCAATATTAGAACCATCGCAGAAGCCAAAAGAAATCAAGCCAAACGTATAGGCGATTTGGAATATGCAACCCGCAAGAAAGCCGGGGAAAAAGTCAAACAAGCAGACTGCGAAGTTGATTATAAGAAGATCCAAAAGACAGATCTAGTTTTTAGGATCATGACATTCGATCATATTCCTTTGAACAACACCCGCAAGAAAAACCCTAAAAGTCTTGCTGACCATAGAGACAAAGTAAACTTTCCGCCGTTCCAACATTGGAAATTTAACGACGAAGATGAGTTAATTTGTGTAGGTAAGAGTCATTGGAAGGGCACATTGGACAAAGGACACTTTGACAAAGATGCGGGCCAAATTACTAACACCTTGGCGCGAATGATGTTAAAATTGTGTGAGAGGTATGCTACTCGCGGCAACGTTCGTGGCTACACATACAATGACGAAATGAAGGGTCAAGCTATTCTACAGTTAACACAAATTGGATTACAATTTGACGAAAGCAAATCGGACAATCCGTTTGCTTATTTTACTGCGGCTGTGACTAACAGTTTTGTTCGTGTTATTAACATTGAAAAGCGTAATCAA